ATCAAGGTTGTTGACGCAAATGATAGTGGTGTTGCATTAGATACTCGTTATGGTCGTGTTTGGGTAGACGCTTCAACATTAACAGAAGTAAAATAATAGATTAGACCGCCTTAATTGGTGGTTTTTTATTTTGTTTTAAAAAGTGTTGACAAATATTTTATGTGTGGTAAGATTGGTTTATAGAAACGTAATACAAAAGGAGAAAAATATGTTTAGAGTTGTTGTCAGATATTTCACTGAGATTGTTGTAATGATTATTTGGTGGATTTTGTCTTTAACTATTGTTCCTTACATGCTTTTCTTATCTGTATTTATGACAGTACTAGTAGCAATTGAATGGTTTATTGACATATTAGAATATAAGGAGAAAAAACAATGAGATTATTACCATTAACAATAGGAACTAGTATAAAAACAAACCTGATAATTGACGAAAAAGGTAAAATAGTTGGTTATACAAATGACGAGGATAATAAAGAGGATAAGAAATGAGTTACTTAATTGGATCAGTAGTAATATTAATCGCAACCTTGATAATGGGTAAACATGTACGTACAAGTGAGATGATGGCAACAGTTTCAATATCCGCCGTGGTTTCGATGGTATTGTTCATGTTAGCAATTTGGTCTTTCTTATTCAACAGCGGATTAATTTTATAATAAGTATTGACAATAAGAATTAAGCATGGTAAGATTGCTTCATAGCAAAAAAGAAAGAGGACATAAAATGACACCTGATGTAAAGTACCGTAACTTAGATCTAGAATACCAATTAGGGTTTGACTGGGAAGAATACGACAAACTTAATGTGTGGCAGTTTGCTAAGTGGGGTATCAAAAACGTAGACGCTAACAATTACGCACAAGAAGTATTAAAGCGCGAGAAACTTAACACACCTTACGACGGAGATTTGAAACAAGCCGTTGAATTAGAAAAGGCCCGTAAGCAACATGAACGATTGATTAAGGAAGAGAAACTTCAACAAGCACAAGAAGAACAACACCAATTAACATGCAAGAAGTGCGGTGGTCATGAGTTCCAATTAGCTGGTGACAACTCAAAGAAATATTCATTTGGTAAGTCAGTAGCTGGTTCAGTTGGATTAGGTTTTATGACCGGTGGATTAGGTTTTATTGCAGGTGGTGCAGTTGGGTTTGCTGGTAAGAAAGGAAAGAAAAACACATTTGTCTGCATGAATTGTGGAAAAACTAGAGAGGTTAGAAAATGATATTATTAGCTGAAATTGTATTTTATGGTTTGATGAGTTTGTTATTTATTAGCTTTATTACGTATGTAGTGCTTGCTGGAATATACATACTTGATGATTTGAAGGGGTATTTTAAATAATGTATCAAAACAAAATTTATCGAGTTACCTATTTTATAAGAGATTTAATAAGTTTAGGATCTATTAAAAAATCATATTGGGAAGTATTTGAAATGAACCCCGAAATGGATAACAAAACAATAATGCGAGATATTGCAGAAATTAAACGTTTGATGAAAGATATATATGATTATGAGTTAGTTTACAATCGAAAGGAAAATCGTTATGAACTTCGATAGACATAAAGAGTGGGCTAAATTAATATATGACCCAGTGATAAGAGATTTAGTCATAGAACGATTGGCTTTTATTGAGTTTGAATATGAATATGAAACAGAAAAGGAACGAGAAAATGAAATTTAAAGCATTAGTTGTTAACATTGGTGGGATTGAGTATTTAGTAGATAGCATTAGCCGTGATTGGTCGGGTCTGTTTAGTTATCGGCTTGTTATGGGTTCTAACTATCACATGAACTACGATCCGCACTTCTTAAATTATAAGATGGTTTCTAAATTTAAAGAAAGTCTACCCACTAACGCTCATTTATTCGGTGTTGTTGATACAGAAAATATGATGGAGGTTTTATAATGGACGTATATGTAAAGATTAAAGACGAAAAACATGCAGAAAAAGTAATCAAAAGACTTGTCAGGATTGGTTATGTTGAGTGGTTAATGATGGGAACTATTTCATTAAGTGGGGTTAGTGTAATTGGTGTATTTTCCAATGGTGAGTATCAATTGTTGGGATCAAACCCAGGATATAATTTAATCAAACCAAAAGATGTAATGACTAGCAAACCAGTAAAATATTTCATGGAGCATAAGCATGTTTGATTTAGATGGTATGGTATCAAGGAGCAAACGAATGAAACGAGAACGACAACTAAGAATAAACCAATTGAATGAGTTAGTATTATTTAACAAAGCGATTGGATATAAGATGAATGTGAAAGACTTAACAAGCAAAATTGGTGTATCAGAGTCCACATTGAAAAAATACTTCTATGACTTGGGATATACGCCGGTTAGTGATTACGCAGAGGGTTGGGGTAAATAATATGAGTCACAAGAGACAAAATAGACATCAGTTTCTCGTTGTACCTACGCAAAAAATGATAAAATACAGTGTAAAATGGGATTATCGTAACGGATGTTATAACCAAAATCGTTGGCGACAAGTTAAAAAGGCAGAAGACGAACGTATTTTAAGAGAATGGAAAAAGTGACATGATTAACAACACACAAGAGTTACGAGAATATGTTTGGTCTAAGATTGGTGACCGTTTAAAGAGCCGTAGAATTGATTTTTATGACTTGAAGCGACTAACCCAGGAAGAATTTACGGCTCTTTATAACGATGCGTGGGACGTGTATATTAAGGAGTTAAGATTATGAACGATAACTTAATTTCAAATATAAAAGAAAAGGTTTGGGAATTTTCTTTTTACTGTTCTGATATAGACAACAACGCAATAGATCTCGATACTTTATGGGAAATAGTAGAACAGGAAACAAACAATTAAATAATATCTTGAATTAATGTTCGGAAAATGATATAATTAAGGGTAAACTATTTTAAGGAGACCCCACATTATGCACCAATTTACGGACATTTTTAATTTATCAATCGCATATAATGATCCAATTGTAAGAGCCATACTATTAGCCGTTATTCTAGACTTTATCACGGGTATCTCTAAGGCTATTACAGAGCACAGGTTAAACTCCACAACATCTAGTAAGGGTTTAATTAAACAGTTCTTGTACGCCACGATACCGGCTTGTTCAATGTTTATATTTGATAGTTTTGGAGCACATGAGTACTGGAAGATGTTTGTTCTACTTTGTTTAATGAGTGTAGTATTATCAATCATAGAAAACTGGGTAGCGTTAGGATTACCGTTCCCAAAAGAGATTAGTAAATATATAGACAGCGAAAAGACAAAATTAAATAAAGATCACTAAAAAAGCCCCTACAATTAAGTAGAGGTTTATTTTTTATTGCTGCACGAATGTAAATGCTAATGGTATAAATCCTCCACCATTAACTCCCGCGCCAGTTCTATTAACAAATTGTAGCTCACCAGTTGAGGAAATTCTCATTTCTGATAGTTTACCATTAAATATAATTGCTTTGTTTATATTTTGATATGGTCTATACATTTGGGGTAAAACACGAACAGTTAACCAACTTCCATTATTTGCCACATAGCTTGCATTTTTAACAGCCCCGTAGATAGATACGACCTTACCTTGTTTAATTAGTCGTGGTGTTTCGATACTGTTAAAATTTGGAAAACCAACATCACCATAACCGTCAAGTAATCTAAAATCATAATATGGTTGAACCTTTTGTATTGATGTTTGTGCCTGTGTATCAATTTGATATAATGCCACAAATGCTTGAATATCTCCTAGTCGAGTATCACCATATTCTTGGTCGTTTGATTTTACTGTAAATTGGTTGTTTGTGATGTTACCTTGTCCATCGTCAGTATTTTCTTTTGTTAGGTCAATTTCTAGACCCAAATATTGAGAAGTTCCAGCCGTTAGTGTATATTGTGTGTTAGCTTTTAGTTCGAATAATCTACCTTGAATTAATGCTCGACCTGCCGTTAAAATTGCACTGGTTGATGTCACGGCTCGTATTTCTAAACCAGATAAAATATAGTTTCCATCTTTTCCGTAAATTTGTGCGTCGTTGGCTGGTGATATGTTCATTAAATCCGCTGTGTATACCACTTCGTTAGAATTCAGTGTCATATTTTAAATCTCCTCTTGTATTACGTATTTTGTTATGCTTCAATATTAGTATACCATATAACAAAGGAGAAATAAAGATATGAAATTTACTTATGAAAAAGCCGAGGTTGTTAAATTAAAGAATGGAATGCCAATGTTAGACGACAATAACCAACCAACAATCGAGGTTGAGAAGTTTACATTCCTACGCACACTTAACACAGAAGAGATGTTCCGCAATGAGACTGGTCAAGAGATGAACGCACAATTAGCCGAGATTTTAAATACACTAATGGCTGTAGAAAAACCAGAACACACCCAAGAAGATTTGGAACGTTTGACATCTCTTGACACAATCGACGCTATTCATCAGGTATTAAAGTTTATGTATGCCGAACGAAAAGGTGATACTCTAGTACAAAATGAAACAACCCGTGAAAAGTACGAAACACTTGACTTGCATGAAAAAGAGGTAATTGGTCAATACTTTCGCCGAATTTAAGATACCTAAGCGACTACAAGCCAAAAATGGTGAGGGTGGAACTAAATATTATAGTGTGTTTAAAATCATTGCCACGTTGATGTATATGAACCAACCCAGAAGTGAGATATTGCAGTTAGACATAATCCAAGCGCTGACCTATATACAAGCCTACAATAAAGTCACATCTGAACCAAAGAAAAAAGCCAAACATTAATTTGTAAGGCTTTTTTTATATGAAGTCCTGAATTGAGTAAACATATAAACTAAATGGTATGTGTTGCCCAACCTCGTTAGTTACTAATATGTTAGCCGGATCGTTGTTAATAGTGTTCATTATACTATATAACACGGCATATTGGTCGCTGATATTATCCCAAACAGTTGAAGCGACATACCCACTTTGTAATAACGTAAACCTAGAAACTGCGTCAAAATCTCCAGTGGCATAAGTTATAAAATCCGATGATATGCCGTTTGTTGATGATAAATTACTAGAACTTATTTGAGCCGTATGTTTTGTATTTGATAACTTTATAGAACCCCTTAAATAATTTGGTTCGATTGCTATAATAAAACGGTTCTTGTCAATTGGTAGTGTCAATTGATTTAATATTGTACTTACACCATATTTATAATCGTATTTGTAAGTGTTTGATGGTTTTGTAACGGTATCGGGTACAGTTTCGTCTCCAACTTTAGCCAGTCCAACATAAGCCGAGTTAACTAATGCTGATGAGCTTTCTGCAACTGTTCTAAGTAATTGATAATATTTTTTTGTACCACCCACATATGTTTCTGTTAGTGTTTGACGGTATTCTAATGCTGACTGCCAACGACCAAATAGCGTTAAACTAATAACAACTTGTGCACCGTCTACATAATTAGTGTCTACCATTTCTATTGATGATACTGTACACGATTTGTTAAACGTTTTTGATTTGTCTGGTGTGGTGGCTACTGATATTTTATCTATTTCTTGTGAGTAACCATTAACCCACTCCGCCCGTTCATCTCGCCCACTATTCTCACCCTTAAATGTAAGAGTTATATTAACCGAATAATCACCATATAAACCAATAACACCAGAAGAGACCCTAACTGTTGATGAATATTCTGGGTTTAAACTATCATAATCACTCATGTCTAAATATTTAAATCCCGTGTCGGTTGGGTCTGATGTAAAAGTTGTGTCGTTCGTGTGTAAATATATTGTTCGTGTGTCTGCCATTTTCAATCTCCTAATGTAATATCATCGTTCTTACCAACAATTATATATCCACCCAGTAAGTCAATTTCTCTAACTTCTAAATATGTTGGTGTATCAGTCACCCCCAATAATGCAACGATGGTGTTAAGATAAACGGTTGATAGTCTATTTTCGTTGGTAATAGGTAGAGCGGGATTATTTCTTGTCCCAATTTCATACCGATTAGCCATATCAATTTTAAAGTCTACCTCATCATAATCATAAAACAACGAACCCTTTAACATACTAGTGGCACGTGTGATTAATTCCCCGTCTGTTGGGTTATCTCCGTCTAGTTCACAATATCCTAACCTCGGCGTGTTCGCTTTTGGGTATGTGGTTCCTATTGTCAATTTACCTGTTCTATCTAACCAAGCATACTTATACAAAGCACCACTAGTTTGATTATATCCATAGACTAAATTTGTTCCGTCTGTTCGATTACGAGTACGTTTAGAATATCCTACTATTTTTTCGTTCGATATTGGTAGTGTAAAATTACTATAGCCTGTTCTGTTTATAATATCCAGTGTAAATGGTTTAGTTGAATTTTGGTAAGTCTTTATTAGTATATCAAAATCGCCATTAACACCAGCTACCATTGTTTTAAAAATGTCATACATTTTTACTTCTGTTGGGTTGTCATAGTATTTATAATTTTTCGTGTCATATGATACTGGGTTTAATACACTACCTGATCCCCATTGCTTTAGGTAAGGGTGTTCCGATGTTAGTCTATCCCAAACATTCTTAGCACAATTGGAAACAATATATTCAATTTTGTAGTTACCTTTTAAAAATAATGTTTCTTCATCTAACCCAAACACTGGTACAAATTTAAAGTTATCGTCTTCAATTTGAGTCAAGAATAATACGCCGTTACCAACGTTGGTGTTTTCTAGAAAGTCGTCCATGAAGTATGGTGTGGTCCAAGATAACCCCCAAAAACTAAACGCCGAGTCATTTCTATTAACGGCTGGTACCATTATGTCATTTTGTCTGGGATAATAGCCGATTTCTGTTGGATCATCATAAAAATTAATAATAACTTCTCTTAACCCCTCAATTGTTGATATATCTTTTGTAACATAAACAGGAATAGCGTAGTCGTGCCAAACTCCCGATGTGTCTTTTTGCCAGAATATCATAGGTAGAGCTTTTTTGTTTATAAAGTCTGTCATATAATTTCCTCCATTCTTATTCTATTATATCAAAAAAAGCCCTAAATTAATAGGACTTAATTAATGTGTGAGATATATTTACCAACAATGCGATTATAAATGCCAAACAGAAACCAATACCCATCAATATAAACAGATACCCTAACCACCCTTCTATAACATCTTTAATAAATTGTTTCATATCGTCTCCTTATTATCTAGCACCGATACCGTTTTGTCTAAGAATAACCTTAACTTCACTTGCAATAGCCGAAGCGTCTGCTTTTGTGTTAGCTGTGATATTAAAGACATTATTTGTTCCTGTGCTTGCTGTCAAATCGCCCTGAGACGATGAATTTATACCAGTAGCAAGGGAAGTGTTCAAGTTGACGTTTTGCCAGTCGCTGAGAAGGCTATTTTTAACCGCGTCTGATGAGTTAGCTAAATATCCAGTCTCTTTTTCCATACCGACACCGATACCTTGTGTGATATACTTACCAACCTCATCACGGAATACACGAGACGGCGAATGAATACCCAACGCCTTTTTAGCAGCGTTCAGAGCTTGTTTGGCCATATCAGCCGCAGCACTTACCAAACCACCAATAGCTCCCGTGATACCTGATTTAATACCCTCAACAATGTACTTACCTATTGAAGCAACGTTGGAGAACATTCCTCGAATATCTCCCATAACACCCGAGAACAGATTTGCAATATTTTTACCAATGTTACCAAAGCTATTAAGTATTTTACCACCAATACCAGAAAAATAGTTAACAACGTTCCTAGCAATACCTCCAATATTTCCACCAACTGACGAGAACATCTTACCAACTGACGAGAATGCGGAACTTAGAGTGTTAAATATACCAGTTAACAAACCTCGTACAGATGAGAACACACTACCAACACTCACAAACCCAGAACTCAAACCACTAGATACAGAACCGAAGAATGATCCTAGTGATGAAAACGCAGAACCAATACCAGAGAATATACCAGACATAGTACCTGCAACAGATGAGAATACGCCGGATAACCTAGACCATACCGCACTTATCGCCTCACCAACTGTAGAGAATATTTTACCTAATACGTTGATACTTGCACCCATCACAGTTCCCAGTATACCAGCTATAAAACTAATAATAGGAGATAGGGCGTTAAACGCTTGACCTATAAAACCAATAACAGGAGTGAGTAATTGGATCCCAACGGCTAATGCGTTAAATGCAAAGGTTAGAGTAGACATAACACCTGAAACAAAACCACCTAAGAATGAACCTAGCACTTGGAATATTGGAACCAAACTACCTGCCACGATTGATAGAACTGGCTGAATAGAGTTCCACAAGTTACTAAATGCGCTTAACAGTGGTTGAATAGCCGGAACAACCCAACCCAAAAATGACTGAAAACCAGCAGACAACGCAGGAATAACCTGATTTGCAAGGTCTACTAAACCATCAAATTTAAGAGTAGAAAATGCGTTACCTATCATAGGAACAATAGAGCTAGCCAAGTCCATAAGAGGTGAGAAGTCTGGTAGTTGGATATCAAGGTTTGAGAATGCACTAGTTAAATTACTAAAGTCTATACTACGAACATCATCGACCATCTCCATAATTGACCCAGATATTTGAGAGAAAACATAAGTTGCGTCTTGAGCATTAAAACCAGAGAACATACCACTTAAACTAGAACCCAAACCAGACAAAGCACCCGATATTGTAGCAGAGATACCAGGAACAGCGTTAGCAACAGCAGTCATTCCATCTGTAATTGGTTGTTTAAAATTATCTAAGAACGATGTACCAGCCGTGACGAATGAAGCCTGTAAGTTACCAAAAGCACCCTCAAATGTACTAGTTGAAGTTGCCGCCTCTTTCGCCACATCAGTCATACCAAGCCCCATAATAGCGTCATTAAATTCATCTGCTGTTATTTGACCATCAGCCATTGCGTCTCGGAAATTACCAGTATAAGCACCAGCACCTTTCAAAGCCTCCTGTAATTTACCACTCGCACCGGGTATAGCGTCAGCCAATTGATTCCAGTTTTCAGTAGTAAGCTTTCCAGCACCAGCCGTTTGAGTAAGAACCATCGCTACAGAATTAAACGTATCAGCATTACCACCAGCCACGGCGTTTAGGTTTCCACTGGCTTCAACTAATTGCTGATAGTTTTTAACCCCGTTTGCACCCAATTGAGCGGTAGTATTAAGAACGGTTGTTAGATCATAAACAGTATCATCGGCATATTTCTTACTAGCCGCAGTAACTTTATTTATTTCAGCAGCACTTTTACCACCAAACGACATCGTTGACTGGAACTTCTGAATACCATCTGACGCAGCAATAATATCTTCACCAACGCCATCAAAAGCTTTTCCAACAACACTAGCAAATGCACTCACCGCACCAGTTGCCAAGTTACCTATGAAACTACCTAATGCAATTTTACCAACGCTTAAAGAATTATTTGCCTTATCCATACCACCGGACAACTCTTCTCCAAACGATGATGTTTTAGCACTAGCGAGTTGAGCCTTTAATTTAATAGCCTCGGTATCTGTTTTTGCAATATCGTTTGTTAACTTTTGAGCTTTTGCAGAATTGGCGTCAAACCCCGGACTTGCTTTCATATCGGCTAGTTGTTGTTTTAATAATTTACTTTTTCCCTCAGTAGCTGATAATTGGTTTCCTAAGGCTTGTAACTTACCTTTAAGAGCCGAGGTATCTCCTGTTAATCTGAAAGCAGTATCTAAATTTTTAGCTTGTGTACTCATAGAACGTATGTCAGAGTTGACACCAGTAATAGCTTTTGTAACACTGGTTGCGTCTGCTCCGAATTTAAGCATATAGCTCGTTGTGTTTGCCATATAATACAATTCCTTTCTTTTGTCAATACCTAATTATAGCATAAAAAAAAGACCCCGTAAAGGAGCCCTATACTTATACACCCGCCTCGAAGTCGTCAGGAGTTAATACCTTAGTCTTATAAAGGTCAAACTTAGCAGCGTTTTCAGTAGTTCGTTCAACGATAAACTGCTTAACATTACCAACACCATCAAAATTCTTACCTGCAACAGTCAAAGTACGAGTATAAACCTTTGGGTTGATTTCGTCTTCATCTTCGTCATCGCTTTCCGTATAAGCCGTAGAAGAGGCGTTATAATATACTTCTAGCTTTTGTGTAGTTGAACCATCGGCAGATTGAACTGTTAAGATACGTTGAATATCAAACGTTGGATAACTACCACCATCAACATAACCGCCGTTAACAAGCTTGTAACCCATTTGAGCCATTTCAGCTTCATTGTATTGCAAGTTATCCATTTCGATAGTCAATACTTTGGGGTTGGTTAGCGACATATGAGTGGTTGCGTCGGCATAGATTGCTTTTGTGTCTTGGTCTACTGTTGGAGCAAACTTCTGAACACCTGTTGAATTAACAAAAGTAGTTGTTCCGTCTGTCCCAGTTGTTGTCATTCCAACCTGTTCAGAACCGTGTGTAATTTTACGTGTATCATACATATTTATAAAATTCTCCTTATTATAAGATATCTTCATTGTAGCATAGTTTTACCACTTTTGCAAGAAACTTTTACCTTGCCCTCGTTTGAAACGGTCTAAAAACCCTTTATTTTTACCACGTTTGTTGACCGAATTAATAACCATCATGTAGCTGTCTCGTGGTACCATTGTTGCTCCATATTTACCACGCTTCAATGTCATAGTAGACCTCATGCGACCGGTTTTAATAGGAGCCGTTGAAGTCCAAACAGAAAGTGCGCCACTCATACTTGAACCAGCTGATTTAGCAACATCATCTCTTTTTTCTAGTATTTTGGCAGTCATATATCGGCGAGGAAGTTCGCTTAATTGGGATACGTCTATTCTTTTTGTCGTCATAATATTAACACCTGTCTATTATACGCCGTCATTGGGTTTTTGTGGTCATCAAATTCTATCTCGGCTATTTGTTCGTACCCCAATTCTGCCATTTGTTCTGTGACGTCCATTGAGTTATTTGTGTAAACGGCTATTGTAACACGCCAAAAATGAACACGAGCGTCTGCGTTAGATTTCTCGGTGGTGTATGTAATTACTCCCATGTTATCATCAATGGTCTGCATTTCATTTTCACCGCCATACCATTCTAGGTTAGTAAATAGAGGCTTTAACTCATCAAAATAGGGCTGTAACTTTTCTTTAAAATCTGCCATTAAATGATAACCTCCCCTGTTACTTTACCGAACGTCTTTTGTGACATATTAACAACCTTATACTTCTTATTATCCTTACTAATCGTCACTGCATCGTATTTAATGAAATTGTCAACGTCTCCAGCAAATTCGATATTACCAACAAGCCGTGAATTGGTTTGTATCTGATACCATGATTTTTGGCGAGTGCTGGGATTTAATAAGTAACCTTTAACAGTCTTCTTCGGCGTATCTGTATCGTTCTTCTTTTCAAACGTGAATACTCTCATTTTACCCAGCATATCGTATCGCCTCCTCCAACGTTGCCATGTTTTTAGTATGGAATTCGTACATCTTAGCGCTTAGATCTGCACCATATTCCGTCATAAATACATACTCCAAACAATATGACTTTAATGTGTCATTATCAGCCGAGATTTCTAAGAATGGGTTTATTAACTTTACTTGTGTTAACGCTAGATTTTCGAGAACTAACAAATGCTGTTGCCATGCTTCGTAACTATCGTCATCTAAGTTTAATATATCTGTATAATCAAATATCATGGTTTTACACCTCCTATCTTCAAATTATACCATAAAAAAAAGCCCCCGTCTAGGAGAGCTTTAATTATTAACCGGCTGGTGCTGCAGCAACTTCTGTATAGATAGCCTTGTTAGGAGCCTTAAGAGAACCAGCAACATACGCACGACTTTCGATTACTTGTGAGTTAGTGTTGATTACGAATGATGACAACGTTTCGAGACCAGAACCAGAGAAACCAATCAAGTATGAGTCTGTGTCTACGATAACGATTGGGTTGTTTTCAGGTAAGCGAGTTGTACGAACCAATTTTCCACCCAAGTCCAAGTTACCAGTAAACATTGCAACAGACCATGCGTCACCAGTAAGAGCCAACTTAGCCCATGCAGCTGGTGAAATAAATACTGTTGGATTATCAGCGTCAAGTGAGGCGATGTCTTCAATCAAACGTTCTTTCAAAGCTTGTCCATCGTAACCATTAGCTAATTCTGTTTTAATAGCCAATGAGTCACCAATGATAGGACGAATAGCCGTGAAGTCTGTACCATCTTCATTCTTAACACCACCAACTAAGATAGCTTGTGAAATACGTTGCAAAACATACTTAGGTAATTCTTCAAGAACGTAAGCAACCAATGCGCCACCCTTTAAGTAAGTCATGTGATCAAGACGTTGCAACTTGTAGATAGCCTTAGGGAAGATATCACGTGATTGCAAAGCCAATGTTTGAACTTTCTTTTCAGTGTTAAGCTTATGTCCCCATGCGCCGTCAGCGTTTTCGTTAGGGTCAATAATCAAAGAACCAGGTTCAATGTTAAATACTGGCGAGAATTGCGAGAAAACACGGTCGGTCTTTAGTGTGTCTTCGATGGCACCGATAATCTTCTTTGGTAAAATGTCATCTTCGTTAACGTCTTGTGTGATAGCTTGTTCTGACTTATCAGCAACAATATCACGCCACTTACGATTAAATGAGTCAACATTACCTTGTGTTTCAATTGATAATTTGGCGTATAATTCAACCGCCTTAGATGTGCTTAAAAATTCAATTCCCATATTATAGGTCTCCTTTATTTTTCATGATACGTTTATTATATCACAGTGTATTAATTAACGCAAGCGGTCAAATTCCATTTCTTCGTCTAATGATAAGCTACGACGGTCGACGGCTGGCATGAATGACTCTAACATAGAAACCTTATCTTTCAAAGATTGTACCTCAGCGTCTTTATCCTTCTCATCGTTGGCTGGTTTTGTGTCATCAGCCGGCTTGTCGTCTTTTGGCTTAGCGTCGTCAAAGTCTTTCTTTAATTCAGCAATAGCGTCTAACACGTCTTGTAATGTTGGGGCTTCTTTATCATCAGCCGGTTGTGTCTTAGGTTCTTCGTCCATTTTATCGTCCTCTTCTTTCTCGATTGCTTGTTTAACAATTTCTGCGGTAGCCTTTGCGTCGGCTGGCACAGATGTTAGTGACATTTCTAACAGGTCAATACTATCAATGTTACCATCAGCGTCAATATTATCAACACCAAAACCACTAGAAACATAGGTCGTCCCACCTTCAACAGCTTGTATCCAAGTTTCACGGTCTTCAAAACTATCATACAATGTTGCCGTATAGTGTAAACCTTCCGTATCTACATTAGTCATGG